CCATTTACTCCCGACTATTCCGTGGCCCTTCTATTGTGGCTCGTGCCGCTGATGCTCAAGGCATCCTACATATTTTTGCTATTTTTATTTAGTATAAATGATGGTGTAAAACCAGAAAAACCTCCGCCAAGATTCAAAAATTTCATATATTTTTTGGCTTCATTCTGATCTGTAAAGCTCTTGATCTGATACCCTGTCAATCTTTCCTCAACAACGTAAGAATTTTCAACCTTCACAACCTTATAATCAAGCGCCATCAGTCATCTCCTTAATACATCTACGGATTTCGTTGGTAATCAGATCTTTACAATAAGCACATTCTGGCGTCCAGGCAAGCATATTTAACACCTGCTGTTCGTTTGGCTCTGTAGCATAATTTAGAACAGCCTTAATGTCGGCTGTGTCTATGTAGTTACAAGAACAGACTATCAATTATTCCCCCTGTGATTGAGATACTGCACGATGATAATAACGCTCAAATATCTCGAGCCTATCCTTTTCAGAATAGCAGTCTGGAATAGGGTATCCCTTTACCTTCAACCAGACATGCTCTGCCATTTGTAATGTATGCTCTTTATCACTTAAAGCCGTCGAACTTACTTCGGTCGAACTTTGATTTTGGTCTTCCTCGTTCATTTTCTTCCTCCATGAACTTGCCCTTATCCATCACTGGGCGATCATCAACCAATCCATCTTGACCAGATTGTTCCACATCGTATAGTCGCATTTTGCTGCGATCAATGCCAAGCACAAACCTACGATTACTCCCAGGATCAGAGTAACGATTCTTGAGCTGTTTAACCATGATTTGGCTGAGACTTTCAAGTTCTTCTGAGCTAATGAGGGCAAACATAAAATCAGCTGTGGCTGGGAGTCCAAAGGATTCCGATGTATCCTCCAGTCCCACGTCTGAGTTCGAATAGCCGCTTCTAGTTGTTTGAGTTGCTGAGACGATAGGGACATCGTACTCAACGGCCAACCCACGGAGCTCTTCGGCGATTGCTTTGATAAGGGTATAAGAATTGACGTTGGCTCCATGCTTAATCCTCGATGATAAACAAATATTCAGATAATCAATATAGATAATATCTGGTTCAAAGTTCTTCTTAATACGTAATTCGTTAAGAAGATGACGGAAGTTAGCAGAACCTGCACAAGCAGTTGGATACTCTTTTACAATTAACTTACCAGTGAACTTTTCTTTTAGTCTGTTAATCTTAGTATCATATGACTGCTTGGGCAATAGTTCCAATTCATCAACGGCAGTGTCTAGAAGATTTGCGTCGATACGTTCAGCGATGCGTTCTTCTGCCATTTCGAGCGTGATGTACAGGACGTTAAGCCCTTTGGCAAGGTTTGCTGCTGCGCAATGACACATGAAGAGGGACTTACCAACGCCAGTACCGGCAAGGGCGATGTTGAGAGTTTTGTTAGGGAGACCGCCGTTTGTAATTGTGTTGAAGTAGTCAAGATCGAAAGGAACTCTCTTCTCTTTACGATGGTAGAATTCGTATCTCTCATCACTGTCAGCCAAAAAATCATGACCAATGTGGGTATCAAAAGAGACGCCGAGAGCGTCAGTAAGAATTGACGGTATACTGCCTTTGGAGATAGATCCATTTTTTTCATCCATTATTTGTATAGACCGCATGATCGCCAGATACAATGCCTTATCTTGGCAAAACTTCTCTGTTTGATCTAGTAGCCAGTCCAGTTTTGTATTAGAATCATGTTCAAGACTCGAGACAATTTCTTTAGCAATCTTGAACGTTTGTTCGTTTAGACCTTCTTTATTAGACAGGTCAATGGCTAACGCCTCAATAGAAGGAAATGAATTATACTTCTTTACATAATCATCAATTAGGTCAAATACGACCTTTTCGTTATAATCCTGAAAATAATCTGGCTTCAGGAATGGTATTACTTTACGACCGTAGTCATCATTGAACAATAAATTAGATAGAATTGTTCTTTCAATACTCATGAATATTTATTACCCCTCGTTATCGTCCTCATCATCATAAACTAAACAAAACATCAAGTCAACTAAATATTATTGCCCATCACGATGCTACCAACATCCATGGGCTCTATACCTAATCGGAGGCACAGCATGGATATTTATCGTAAAACATGGATCAAACATAACGGTTCTATTCCAAAAGACCAGACGGTTCTTCTGTTGCTTCTGATCTAGTATCAAAAGGAAAACATCACTTACTCAAAAGAAATGATGGTTCTTCATTGACAAAGGACAGAGTAACAAACGGGACCAATCCGTTTTTGAAACAGTTTAGGAAAACTGTCAACTGCCCTCATTGCGGAAAAACAGGTGACAATAGCATCATGAAAAGATGGCACTTCGACAATTGTCGTTACAAAGATTCTTCGTCGTCATAGACGAGGGATCCTTCAGTGTCAAGTGAATACTTGCGTTTAATGAATGCAGCGAAGTCAGTCTCTTGGAACATTGTCATCCAAAATTCCTTACTGTCCACGATATCACCTGCTCGGAAGTTCTTTCCATCCACTTCCCCAGTTGCACGATCCACCTTGGCATACCAACCCACCTTTGGTTTAGCCACGTAACCGCCTTCGAGGGCAATATCGAGCAAACCGCTCCAACGATTAATGCCGCCCTCATAATTAACAGTAATTGGAATTTTAGACTTTTCACGTACGTAACGAGACTTCTCCACGTTGATAACAAAGTGGTAACCTGCAATTTCAGTGCCATCTTTATCCTGCTGTCTACCTAGAATCCAGATATTGTCTGCGCCGTAATAAGCACCAGTTCCACCACCAACAACTGCCTTGGGGAACATACCAATTTCCATGTAAGTATGATTAACTGCTACGAGAGGAATATCCTTCAACGTAAGGTGCGGAGTAATCATACGGAACAATGACTTCAGCTGCTTAGCACGAGACATATCCGCAACAGACTTTTCATTCATCGCATCTTCAACTTCTTTCTTAGAAGCAAGATTACCGATAGAATCAATAATGATTAGAACCTGATCGTCACGAGTAATTTCCTTCAACTGCTTCATGAGATCAAACTTCAGTTCTTCAACGTCAGTAATTGGCGTATGAACAACAGAGTCAAGAGGAATCTTAAACTTATTAAAGTATGACTGCGGAGTGCCAAACTCGGAATCGTAGAATAGAATAACTCCATCCGGATACTTCTTCAAATAGGCAGAAGCCAATAGCAAAGCAAATCCAGTCTTGAAGTGCTTCGATGGACCAGCCAACATTGTGAGTCCAGGAGTAATACCACCATCAATAGAGCCAGCGAGGGCTACGTTAATCATAGGCACCGAAGTCTGGATCATATCCTTCTTGGTATAAATCTTAGAATCAGTAAGTGTAGATGTATAATCTATGGTGGAATTCTTAATTAAACGTTCTTTAAGTGACATGTGTATCTCCGTATATATCGTATTATTAGTATACTATGTATTTTTGTATAAGTCAACTCTTAATATAAGCATCCATCTTTTTTATGAATGCATCAATGTTTTTTACTCGATCAGCCCCTGCCCATTTAATAATATCTTTGTCTGGGTTCTTCTTTAAATTTAAAAGAAGAGGCATAATCATTTTACGTAGACCTTCTAGCTTTACCTGTGTGCTGCCAAGCTGGTCTTGTAATTCTAATTCTCCTGCTTTCAATTCATCTTCGGAGGTAAAGCCGAAGTCAAAGCTGAAATCATCATCGAAATCTGTCATGCGAAAAAGTCCTCTAATGTTGATCTTTGTTCTGTAGCCCAACCAATTACATCAGTAATAGAGTTAAGCGGCTCCAGAAATGATTTGTTGAATTGAGTCTCACGATCAATATACTTATCTAGAAACTCTAGTTCTTTAGGCAATTCGTCAGGAACTGCAATTACTGATTCTTGAAGAGGGTTAGGTGTTTTTAAGTAAGCAAATCTAATCTTATCGCCATCAGAAATTCTAGCAACATTCTTTAAGTTCTTCGTGTTAAGGAGATTATTGAATATCAATGCGCCCTTAACATGAATTGGCGTTCCTTTTTTATAGACGATAGACTTGTCGATATACTTATACATGCCTTTCACACCACGAGGAAAGGCAACATCCTCGAAAGGCAGCGTTACAAACTCTTCACGAAATTTAGAAATAAACTGAATCAATTCTTCTTGATTTCCGTTCATAATAATTCCTAGAGCTTTTTTAATGTTCTCTCGACACGCTTTTGGAGTGCTTGAACGTACCGCCTCAATACCTTGGAGCTTGAGCTTGGGTTCAGCATATTGTACGCCTTCAACATTCCAAGCGTTGAGGATATACATTTTCTTGCCACGCCAAATACCTTTGTTCGCAATTGTTTCCCTCTTCATTT